CCTGCCCAGCCCAAGGAAGTGGCCGAGGCTGCAAAGCGTGCACGCAATGACGAGTCGATGCGCGCGATGGCTGCCGCTGGCTCTGCGTCAACGAACGTGACTGGCCCACAAGGTCTGACCGACCCCGCAAACACGGGCAAGAAGCAGCTGACCGGTCAGTGATTCGGATGGCGCGCAAGCAGGTGACTCGCCGTGATGGATAAATCCCTAGACCCGACCACGCCACGGAAGTACCTCGACCGTCGCCTGCAACAGATGAAGGACGACCGGACTTCACGCGATACGGACTGGAAGGAACAGCAGCAGTTCATCCTGCCCACCCGTGGCCGCTGGCTGGTGACCGAGGCGAACAAGAGCGCCCGCCGCAACCGCAAGATTTACGATGGCACCGCGACCTATGCCGCCCGCACGCTGGCATCGGGCCTCATGGCGGGCATCACCAGCCCATCGCGCAAGTGGCGCAGGCTGACCACGCCAGACCCCGAGCTCATGGAATACGGCCCGGTCAAGGAATGGCTGAGCATCGTCGATGACCGCATGGACATGATGTTCGCCAACTCGAACATCTACAACGTGCTGTCCGGCGCATACGAGGAATTGGGCGTGTTCTCGAACGGGCCCATCCTGTTGTACGAGGACAGGCAAGATATCATCCGCGCCTATGGCCAGACGGTCGGTAGTTATTACCTTGCGACCGATGACCGTTCCGATGTGAACACCTTCGCCCGTCAGATGCAGTGGACGGTTGGCCAAGCGGCAAAGCGTTTCGGTGTCGATAACCTTTCGACCGCATCGCAGCAGACCTATCGGCGCGGGAACCTGAACGCGCCCATCACCACCAACCACCTGATCGAGCCGAACGATGAATACCGTCCGGGACTGTTCGGCTATCGCGGCAAGCCGTGGCGCTCGGTGTGGTGGGAAGAAGGCGCACCCGGCGACAAGGTGCTGGCCAAGGAAGGTTTCAACAGCAAGCCGTTCATGGCCCCGCGCTGGAAGGTGCTGGACAACGACGCGTATGGCATCGGCGGGCCGGGCGACGACACGATTGGCGATGTCATTTCGTTGCAGTCGATGACCAAGAAAAAGGCGCGCGCGGTCGATAAGCAGATTGACCCGGCGATGAACCTGCCCGGTTCGATGAAGAACAGCGCCGGCGGTTACTCGCTCGATCCGGGCGTGAACAATTTCGTGGATGGCATGGGCCAAGGCGTGAACGCGATGCCTGCCCAGACCGTGACACCGAACTTGGCGCACTTCTCTGCCGACCTGAAAGAGGTTCAAGACCGCATCAACCACGGGTTCTACAAAGACCTGTTCCTGATGCTGCACCAGATGGAACGCGGGCAGATTACCGCGACCGAGATTATCGAGCGCAAGGCTGAAAAGCTGATTGGCCTTGGCCCTGTGGTCGAGCGCCTGAACGACGAGATGCTGGAACCGCTGGTTGACCGCGCGTTCGAGATTATGCTGTCAGCGCGCAATGCCGAAGGTGGCCCGCTGCTGGTTCCGCCCCCGCCGCCCGAATTGCAGGGCATCAAGCTGGGCGTGGAGTTCATGTCGATTTTCCGGCAGGCGCAGCAGCAAGAGGATGTGACGCGCACGGTCGGTTATGTGCAGCAGCTGGCGCTGGTGGCGCAGGCGACAGGCGACCCGAGCGTGATGGACAATCTGGACACGGATGCGGCCGCGCAGGTGCTGGGTTCGAAGGGCGGCGTGCCGGCAACGGTCGTTGCATCGGCTGACAAGCGTGATGCCAAGCGCAAGGCGCGCGCTGATGCGCAGGCGCAGGTCGAGCAGCAGGCACAGGTGATGCAGGCGGTCGAGGCAGCCAAGGCGCTGGGCGAAACGCAGATCAACCCGAATCAGAACGCATTGGGCGCAATGCTTGGAGTTTAAAGGAGTAGGACATGGCGAAGTTATACATCACAGAATTTACCGGGGCTAAGAACGGCGGGACTATCCCGGTGACCCCGCCGCTTGCTGAACAGGCTGTCACGTTCACCGGCACTGCTGCACAAAGCGCGGCGTTCAATGCAAAGACCACGCTGGTTCGTATCCAGCCTGATGCGATTTGCTCGGTGGCGTTTGGGTCGAACCCCACGGCCACGGCGAACAACCAGCGCATGACGGCTGGCCAGACCGAGTATTTCACGGTGGTTCCGGGGCAGAAGGTCTCGGCCATCACGAACAGCTAACTGATGGCTGTGTTGAACGACAACCGCAGCAACGTCCAGAACCTTCCTGTCTGGAAGAAAAACGCGACCGCTGAGGAACGTCTGTGCGAGTTCGCCCAAGTGGCGAGGCGGCACCCCGAGGCGTTCAGCCGGATGATTCTTGTCTATGTCGAGGACTTACCGTCAGGCAGGACGATAACCCGGACACTGTGCGACGAAAAAACCACGACATTCGAAGCGCTGGGTATCCTGCAAACGGCAACTGACGAACTTCTCGGACGCTAACTGATGTTCGGAAAGTCATGCCATAGGCGCGATTCGTAACGTCAAGTATATTGCGAATATGTCAACAGACGAAGGCAGCGTTGAGGAAACAAGCGCCCGTCGCAAGGAAAGTCAGGCCCAGCGGGCTAAACGACTTGCAGGCGCGGTCTCTCAGGTTCTGGCTTCCGAATCGGGCCGGTTGGTTCTCGCGGAAATTCTTGGCTACTGCCAGGTCGAAACGCAGAACGGGCTCGATGGGATGGCAGCCGGTCGTGTCGAGGGTGCTCGCGCAGTCGGTCTGATGACAACCCAGCTGCTGCGCAAGAGCGACTATGCCGGGTTTATGAGATTGTATGGGGAGATTCACGGTGACCGTTGAGAATACCGCAACCGATACACCCAAGCCGGACGCTGCCGCAGCGCCGGTTGTTGATACGACTGCGAAACCAACGGACGCTGCTGACGATTTGCTGGGCGACCCCAAGCCCGCTGACAAGCCCGCCGAGGGCAAAGCCGATGAACCGAAAACCGACACCCCTGCTGCCGATGAGGGCGATGACCTGCTGGATGGCAAGGTCGGCAAAGACGGTGATGAAAAGCAGGAAGGCGAAAAGCCCGAGGGCGAAGGCGAACCTGTCGAGTACACGCTGACCCCGCCTGAGGGTTACGAGCTCGACAAGGATTTGGCCGATGCGTTTACGCCTGTCGCCAAGGAATTGAAGCTGTCGCAGGAACAGGCGCAGGGTCTGGTCGAGAAGTTCGGCCCGCAGATGCTTGCGCAGATTGGCGAGAAGCAGGCAAAGCAGTGGGCCGAGGTCAAGGCTAGCTGGGCCAAAGAATTCAAGTCCGACCCGGAATACGGCGGCAAGAACCTTGATGCGTCACTGGCGAACGTCGCCCGTGCGCGCGATTACTTCGGCCCTGAGTTTACGGCGGCTGTCAAATTGCTCGGTGGGAATAACAATCCCGCGATCCTGAAAGCACTGGCCCGCATGGGTGCTGCGCTTGGCGAGGATACACCCGGCTTTGGTGCCCCGCCTTCCCCTGCCAAGTCGCGCGAGCAACGCCTTTATCCCAATGATCCACCTAAAACAGCCTAAGGAGTAAATGAATGGCCACCCTAGCCGCATCAAACATGACCCTCTTGGATATTGCCAAGCAGACCGAGAACAATGACATCGCTGATGTCGTTGAAATCTTGGCTCAACAGAACCCCATCATCGCTGACGCGGTGGCTATGGAGTGCAACATGGGCGCTGTGCATCGTCACAGCATCCGTACCGGCCTGCCGACCGTTGGCTGGGGCGCGCTGTACCAAGGTGTCGCGCAGTCGAAGTCAACCTATCAACAGGTCGATGACACGACTGGCTTCGTCGAGGCTCTGTCGAGCGTCGATACCCGCCTGCTGCAACTGGCCAAGAACCCGGCCAAGGTTCGCCTGAACGAGGCCAACGGCTTCCTTGAAGCGATGAACCAAGAAGCTGCCACGGGTATCTTCTACCACAACACCGCAACGACCCCCGAGAAAATCAAGGGTCTGGCCCCGCGCTACAGCGTGTATGGCGGCGGTGGTGCTGGCGTGAACGTCATCAACGGTGCAGCCCAGAACTCGGACAACACCTCGATCTGGTTCGTCACCTGGTCGGAACGCGCTACCCACCTGATTTACCCCGAGGGTGTGGTTGCCGGTCTGAAACGCGAGGACAAGGGCGAACAGCGCGTGCTGGACGGTTCGAGCAACCCCTACTACGTCAAGGAAGAACTGTTCACCTGGCACATGGGCGTGGCCGTCAAGGATTGGCGCTACAACGCCCGCGTCGCGAACATCGACGTGAGCGATGCCATCGCCGGTTCGATTGACCTGTATGACCTGATGAGTCAGGCCTACTACCGCCTGCAATCGCGCCGCGTGCCCGATGGCAAGCAGGTCATCTACTGCAACCGCGACATCATGTACGCGCTGGACAAGCTGGCCCGTGGCAAGGGTACGGCTGCTAGCGGTGCGCTGCAACTGTCGCGCAAAGAACTGGATGGCGAGGAAGTCATGACGTTCCGTGGCATGCCCATTCGTGAAACGGACGCGCTGCTGAACAACGAAACGCTGGTGCCCGCCGCCTAATGAAACCATTGCTGGGGCCTCTGCCTGAAAAGGTACGCCCCGGCGATTAACTTACGAAAGGAAACCGAAATGATTTTCGATAAACGCCTACAGTTCTCGGATGCCCAAGCCATCACGGCCTCGGCGGCTTCGACCAATGCTATCGACCTCAGCACCATTGGCCGTGTGGTCGGCGGTACTGCTGACCTTGCCCGCGATGTCGGTAAAGGTACGCCCGTGCCCATTCTGGTGCAGGTTGTGACCGCCTTCGACAGCGTGGCCGACGATGAAACGCTGGCCGTTGCTATCCAGTTGGACAGCACCGACACGTTCACCCCGGACAAGACCATCACGCTGGGCACCCTGACCAACGCTCAGCTGAAAACGGTTGGCTTCCAGCTGCCCGTTCAGTACCTGCCGGACGGTATCGACTACCGCTATGCCCGCCTGTACTACACGGTTGCTGGCTCGGGTAACTTCACCGCCGGTAAGATCACCGCTGGTATCGTTGCCGGTCGTCAGACGAACTAAGGGGTGCCACATGAAAGTGCGCGCACTCGCTAAGGGGTATGACGGCAAGCAGATTCGTGAAGCCGGCGACGTTTTCGACGTTGCTGACGGCACGCCTCTGGGTAAGTGGATGGAACCTGTCGAGGCCGGTAAGGCCGAGGTCAAGGCACCAGCCGCGCCCGCCAAGCCCGCTAAGGGCGGCAAGTCGGTTGCTGATGCTTTGGCAGACGCTGGCGATGATGGCCGCACCATTGATGTGATGTGATAACGAGGGCGGGGTTTCGGCCCCGCCCCTCGATTAATTGGGGGCTGTAGTGACTTCGGAAGTTTCGATATCGAATTCAACACTCGCCTCTCTGGGTGAAAAAGCCTTCATCCA